CAAAAACATTGTAGGCGTGTAACCCACGCGGAGTTTTACACGCCTACCGTTCTCTACGCCTCTGTAAAGAATGTTGTTGCCAACACAAATTACATTAGTGTAAAAATTACTCATTAAAATTTAGGAATAGAAGATGCGATTTGAATACCAGAACCAAAGACTTGATTGTATTGATTTGACAATTCAATCGCTGGTGTAGTTACAGTTAGAATATCCGAAGATACGAATTCAATTCCAGTAGAAAACTCTAGACAGTAATCTAAGAATGGAGAGAAGCCCATCATTGGACCATCTTTAGTTGGCTGTACAATAACCTGCACAGGTTTCTTTACGGTGTATACTCCACCGCTATACTCAACCTCACCAAGAATGGTTTGGTTTGTTTTGAAAGTAATAAGTTTTAAACTCACACTTTAATCCTTTCTTCTGCAAAAAAGGTTTTCAATGTTACCCACTTCTTGGGGAACAACATTTCACGACCGCGGAAGTCGGCCATGTCTTGGGTTGGGTCATTAACTAGACCAATAAGTTCAACCATATTGTCAAACTCTCGCAGAACCAGGTCATACTTGTATGCCTGGAGTTTGTTTTCAACCGCCATTTGATAGGCGAGTTTTGATGTATTGATATTACTCAATTTCAATATTACTCCATTGTTTAAGTTTTAAAAATTTGTTTTGCTTTGCTAACATCAATTCTTTCCAATTGACACCAACATCTTTCTTCACAAGCAAATCAATCATAGCCAGAAGGTCACCCAATTCTTCCTGCAACATTTGAATGTTCGTTTTGTCTTTACCAGGTTTTAATTGGTCAGGACCGAAACGAAAACATTTGCTTATTGCTTGAGTGACTTCTGCACATTCTTCTTGCAGAATTAAAAGAATTTCTCTTGTATCTTCATCCATAACGATATTATATCACAGTTTAACAAAAGGTGCAAGCACTGGAGCAGTCCATCCTTCAGGTTTCATAACTTTACCATCAGCACGTTTAATAACTTTACCAGTCTCAGAATCAATCTTGCATAGATTACTCCGAGCAACTTCGGCCCATGCGCCATCAACATCAAATCCACGCATACGACAAAATCCAAGTATCACCCAAATCATGTCCATGCAAGCATCTAATTCTTCTACCAAATCATCTTTCTGATTAGCATCTTTGAATTCCCAAAATTCTTCTACAATAAGATTTCGGTAGAGACTAATATTCTCCAGAGATGGTACTTGGTCACATGCGTCAATAAAAATATTAACGTCTTTATTCATATCAGTCATAATATATCCTATTGGTTGCGGGACCTGGAATCGAACCAAGAACTGAGGATTATGAGTCCTCCGTAATACCGTTTTACTATCCCGCGGTTGTTTTATTTAGTTTTCTGAAAAAAAGATTTGAAGATTCTCCAGTATCTTTTCATTCGGGTTTCTTCAATCTTTTTAATGATAAGTTCGCCATTAACATAGTCAATGTCTAACAGGTCATTTGTTTTCCAACCCATATCTTTCATAAGTTCTTTAGGCAATTCAATTATTGCATCGCCGTTTTCACAGATTTCAATAACTTGTGATGTATAAATTTTACTCATATTCTATTCACTCCGACATTACACTTAATCAAAAAATCAATACCTTGATTATCTCTATACGTATTACGATAAAATACACTATTGATGCCTGATTGATAAATCAATTTAGCACAATCTAAACAAGGCGCATGTGTCACATATAATGTTGCATCATCACTTGAATTGGTTGACTTTGCTACCTTTGCAAGTGCGTTTGTCTCAGCATGAAGCACTTCGGGTTTAGTTTTTAACTTATAACGACCCTGCATTTCGTTACCATCTGCGTCTAGATATGTGCCTTCATATGGCCATCCTTCTACAATTTCTTCAGGACTTAACCATCCACCAGAACTGCACCATTCTACATCTTCACAGTTGTTATCCCAACCAGAAGGCATACCATTGTAGCCAATACCTATGATTGTGTTATCTTTTACAATAACACAACCTACTTGTAATCTACGGGCTGAAGATAACTTAGCGTAAACTTCAGCCGCAGACATATGAGCAGAATCAAACTTGTTCAATTTTATTTTTTTGTTTCTTTTCATGCACAACGGGTTTGTTTCCAATAAGTTGCGCTTGAATCATTGCATTCTTATACGAATGCCTTTCAAACGGATTAACGATAGTAGCCATGCGGCGTTTAACACTACGATTAATTTTAAAGTTAGGACCAGGTTTCATATCAAATCTCCAAAAATTTAAGTTCAAATCTATCTGCACGGTCTTCGTAACGAATGTAGCCACGTGGATTACAAACAACTCTTGTGCTACCAATCATGTAATCAAAGTCTTCATGCGTATGCCCATGAGTCCATAGTTTAATTTGTGGATGGTCTATGATAAAATCATCCAAAGCTGAACTATAGCCACCATTCATAATCACTTCTTCTTTGTATCTAGGATGTGTTGACTGTTTGCTTGGTGCATGGTGACCCACAACAACAAACTTTTGATCCCATTTACCTTCAATCATAATGCGAATGTAATTCATCATTTGCTTGTGGTCTTCTACAGCATCTTCTGGTGTGAAACGAGCAGTCCGAGAATTCATTCCAGTATACTTACCTTCAGCATCATATGTTTTAAACTCAACAACACGATTACTATTTTGAACACAACGGAAGTCATTCATCATACCCGATATTTGCATCAGGGTGATTGGATCTTCTCTGTTCATATCTGTCCACAAAGTACCACCGATGAATGTTACATCATCAACAACAAAAACATCTTTATCTAAGATACGGAGGTTGCGTATATAAGAAAGCCTATCACGCAAAGTTGTAATAGTGTTCCGATAATCACCGTTATAGTGTTCATGGTTTCCCATAATATAAATGACATGCGGAAATCTTTCACCACATTCTTGAAAGAATTTATGATATTTTTCAGAGCGAACATTTTTATCAAAGAATCCAATATCATCTTTTACCATCAAGTCTACAGCAGTACAAATATCTCCAGAGAGAATAAGAACATCAGCGTTCTCGGTATTCTCAAAAGATATTTCACCAAATTCAAGGTGTACGTCGGATGCTAGAGCAATTTTCATAATTTAATTTCTGCCTTCAAGTGCTTATTATAACACAAGAAGGCAGAATTTTCAGGTAATAATTAAACTTTTTCTTGGAGTAATTGTGGTTTACTTACTGTATTGATAGCAATTTTAACCGGTTGTTTTTCAACTGGTACAATATTGATAAGTTTTACTGTAAGAACACCATTATCCAAACTTGCACCATCAACTTGCACAGTCTCAGCCAACGTTACAGTTTTCTTAAACGAACGTGTGCCAATACCACGATGTAGATAGTTTCTGGTGTCATCAAGGCCTTTTTCGCCTTTGATAGTCAAAGTATTTTTCAACACCTCAATAGTGATTTCACTTTCGGCGAATCCAGCAACAGCAAGTTCAACGAGATAATTGTTATCATCAACTTTAACAATGTTGTGTGGAGGGAAAGTGGTAGGTTTTTCCGTTAGCATGGTATCAAATGTGTCAAGTAGTCGGTCAAAGCCAACAACGGAAGGGTATAGATGTGTGAATCTTAATGTTGTCATAAAGTTCTCCTTTAAAAGCAAGTTAAAAAAATGTTACCCCGAAGGCATAACTTCCAGCTTACCTTATACTGGTCCAAACTATCGTGTCGGAGGTGTAATTACACGGACGCCTTATACCGTAGCATCAAACAGCCCTAAGGTGGGTACAGTTATTTATACAACTTTACGAAGGCCGAGCCATTTACAAAGTATTTTCTTTGTGGTTCTTCCGGCTTGTAAACTTGAATAAATGTCATAGTGCTATCAACTCTTTTTTCATACAGATTACTGGTGCAAACAATCTCACCAGTATAGATGTTCTTCAACTCCGTAATTTTCTCTTTCACTTTTTTCATAATTTACCCCAATCATTCCTGAGATTTCTTTCCAATGTTATATTTGCTGACTAGTTCCCATTCATCTTTTTCTTTGTAAGATATAATCTTAATTTGATGGATTGGAGCAATCTTGTCTACCATAATGTCAGGATTAACAATCTTAACTAGACCCCATTCTTCTAGAAGTTTAGCTATTGCGTTTCGCCTTTCAATATCGTTATCTATGATGCTAGATGGTTTTCCGTCTAGTGCGAATAATTCTTTGAAGTGGACAATATAATACTGTCCACGTTTGTGTAAGATGTGGCAAGACTGGTATAGAACCCGCTCTTTACGTGAGGATACACCAATTCTGGTTAGTGTCTCTCTTACTTTTAAGAAGTCATCGTGTTCGTTTAGCGTCACCTCAACAAAGGTTGATAAGTCGACCATTTCATTTCCTTAATCCACCGATATCGGTTTTTTCTTTTAATTCTTGGATTTGTTCATCGCTAAGTAG